AATGTAAAGTTATGCTTATGACCAATCGGCTTTAAGTTAATATTACCGTGGTACGAGGATTCCTCACTCATGATCTATTACTTTAGCTTTCTCGGCCTTCAATGCTTTAAGTAAATCAGATGTGGAACCAGAAAAGATGATATTGTTTTGTGTATCAATATTCTGTTTCTTTGGTTCTTCTTCTCGCAACTTCTTTTTCTTTGCTTGCAAATCAAGAAGGTCTTTGGCTGCATCACCCGTGGTCTTTATCAACTGACCCACCACTTCATATGCGCGAGGACTATCACTAGCTAGAGCAACATTCAACATACCATCAAGAGCCTGCTGGCTGGTACCAATCAAATCGTTTAGTTTTTTTCTTGCGACTAGATAGTCATCTTCAATATCATCACCCGCAGATATGATTTCTGGCAGCAATGGTTCTTCAACCACTACTGGTAGTTTTTCTTCTTTCAAACTCAGAACTTCATCCATATGTGTGCCAAAAATGGCATCTAATTTATCGTATTGATTATTCGTAGGCTTCATCAAATTGCTCCACATAATTCCAATCATCTAGATAGGATGCATCATTAGGCGTATAGGTTACTTGATACTTAATTTTTTCTTGTGTGTCTGCGCTCGGATTAATGGCCGCATATGTATTGGCAATTGCAGTTTTAATATAACCCTGCATATCAACTGGACCGTAGAAGTTTATACCAAGATTGAAGGTTAGATTCCACACAATAGATTGTCTTTGTGTAAACTCACCTTCGTAATTATCTTCGTATGAAACATTCTCTAATATAATTTGTAAGTCTCTTTTGATTCCCATTTCTGGAATATCAGTTATGGACACACAAAAATCTGGATTGAAGAACGGTAAAATCTGTTCGATAATTTGAAGACCATCATCTTGATTTTTAGTCACAATAAAAAGAGATATCGATAAAGTATATGGGGTGCTAGTATACTGCACTCTTACTTTATCTGCATCGTCACCCACACCCACTGCTATATTCTTGGTAAGAATATTCAGTTTCTGTTGTGGATTATATTGAAGGCCTGTAATCTCGAACCCAATTCTAGGTAATGTGATTGCAACAGACGCAGGATCATTTCCAGGTACCGCAGCAACTCTTGCTAGAAACTTATCTTTAGGTCCGTATGCCAGAGGCACTCGAATGGACTGAGCCACTTCGCCCGCAGAGTTTTTACGCTCTACGGTTAGTTGATTGAATATCGTTCCAAAAGCAATGATAGCTTTACGAATATGTTGATGATAAAAATGCTGCTTTAAAAACATTATGCCGCTGTCCTTACTTGAACTTCACCGAATGGATTGAATGCTGTGAAATCTAAGAACTCACCCGCTTCGTTTTCAAACTCATTAGTCTGATCTAAAGAATCGACGTTTGTTGTACCGCTTTCTTGTAAGATAATTGAGTCGCCGGTATTCGATAGAACAAAATCACCAGACTCCATGATAAGTTGCCAATCAAAAATGTCTTGAGTTAAGCCATCAGTAATGCTATCAATTTCTTCAAGACCAGTATCGATAGTTTCAGAACTAAATTCAAATACTTGGCATGACATTCTATATGTGTAAATCTTTCCCAACTGGTAGAAAGGATTTAAAAAGTCCACATAGTTGATTTGAAAGAACGTCTTTGTTTTAGGAAAGAACAACAGATCACCTTCAGATGGACGCTCTGGTAACTGTAAATTTTCTGCATTTCTACCAACAGATTCTTCCCAACGGCGTCTAGCGACAACAAACGTTGCGGTCGATCTAAACTCAAAGCCGAACTTTGTTAGTAGTTCACCTTGACCTTCGAAGCCCTCTGTGTTTTCAAGATACATTTCCAATGGATATGCTTGGGTGAAATATGATAACGCATCTTCAAATAGAATTGAATCTTGGTTTGCTATGGTTCTAGGTAGATAGTAAACATCATGCCCATAAATCTTCATGCTTTCGATAACCAGGTCCTCCAACAAACGCTGTTCGTTTGTTGTGCCAGATGTATTACCTGATTGAAAGTAGAAGTTGGTAGGCATATCTTATCCCACCATGAAATCGACGGGAAGTTCCGAGCTAAGTTGCATATCTTGTTGTATCATCCGAAGTTCTTCAACTGCTTCATCGTAGACTTGCTGACCGTTCATGACGATGCCACCTGGTAATTGCATACCACCAAATTTTTTCATATTGATTCCCCACTGCTTTTTAATTAAAGCGGTAGCATATTCTTTCAGGAATCTATCATCATAGACCTGAGTGTATGTATTTGGATCGACAATGCGGTAGCATTCAACAATAATGAAATCGCCAGGTTCAAATACATCGGTCCATTTACAATGAATTTCTAGCTTGTCTGTCTTACGATTATATGCAAATGATCTATCGCCTACCAGAAGCATGTCTAACATCGACAAGTATTGTTTCATTTGAGTGAAATAAATCATGTCGGCCGACAATAGATTATACATATCGTTCATACGGAATTGATACATAATATCAAACATATTGTTTGCGTTATTCATACCAGAGCTTGGACCATTTACTGGCAATACTCTGATAACGCCAATAACGGCATCAGGAATAGATACATATCCATTCTCAATATCACCTGGAGTATAAAAAGCTGTTGGTGCTAATGTTCTACTAAAGCCAGAAGTTTCACCTGTAACTATTTCACTGGCTGTAAATGTTCCAGATACTTTACTTACAATTAAATTTGTGCCGTTGATAGAAACAACGTAGCAGCTTGCACCAGAAGTTGCACCAATCAATAACTCACCTACTTCAAATGATGGAGCTGATAGACCAGAAAATTTAAGCGTTGCGCCCGTAACCTGGTGTTGAAGATACACTCTCTCAACGCCATCAAAATGAAACTCTTGGAAATACTGCAATGCATCATCGATACGATCTTCAATCTGATCGTCATCAACGTTGATTTCAATTACCGGAAATCCGAGTCTGCGAAGGCAGTAATCGATTAACCCTTGTCTTGATGAAATTGCCATATCTTGTCCTCTTTGGGACTATTTATAACTACCAGGAAGAGAGTTGCACTCTCTTCCAAGTATCGGTTGCAACACAGATGTAGAGATAATTGGTATCAATTGCGATAGTATTTACTGTTCCAGATGATGCGGATGAAGCAGGCACACCGACAGATTCAACGTAAATGCTAATATCACCAAGACTTTTTGATGCAGAAGATTCAGTTCCAACATCACCCAAATTTAACGTGGCATCTACATTTTGTGTAATTAAACCAAAATCTTGGTTTGATGAAAGATAATACTCGTCTGGTAAATTGCCACCAATTTCGATAATGGCACCATCGGTTCTTTTAGAATACAGCGCACCATCTGCTAAATTTACTGCGAGTTCCCCAACAGCAATATCATTTACTGTTGGGATTGAACCTGCGGATTCACTTCTTTTTAATTGGACTACAGTTGACATTAGTTAAGTAGAGCCCCAGTAGAGTCAAAAATTGCAACACGAGAGATAGAATACCACTGTGTAGATGATGATGCCATTATTTCAATTGAACCATTTGCTGCGACCTGAATTGCTGCGTTTGCTGATAATGCGTCGATTGTTCCACCAGTTGCTGGATAGATGCTAACAGTGTTTGCACCCTTGTTAACAATTACAATTCTACGACCAGCCGTGGCAGTTGGGAGTCTAACTCCAGTAGATGCAGCAACTGTAGTAACTACGTTATAATCTACGGTTAGAGCAGTAGCACCCGCTTGAGTTGAACCCGCAGCAGAAACAGCGTTGTTATTATCTACAACCGCACCATTCAGCGCTGGTGTTGTTAATGTTTTATTGGTAAGAGTTTCTGTACCAGCAAGTGTCGCTAGAGTGCCAGTAGTTGGTAATGTTACATTAGTTGCAGCAGTGGCAGTTAGAGTTGTGCTAAACGCACCAGAAGTTGCTAGAGTAGAACCATCGGCAAGTGTTAGAGTAGAACCAGTTGCTGGAGCAGTAATCGCAACCTTGTTAACAGATGTGGCAGTTGCTACGCCAATAGTTGGTGTAACAAGCGTTGGACTTGTGGCAAAAACATTAGCGCCGCTACCAGTTTCATCAGTTAAGGCTGCTAGGAGTTGAGCAGAAGTGAATGATCCAAGTACCGCTGCGTTGCCTACCGATGTGATATGCCCAGTTAAGTTTGCGTTAGTTGTTACATTACCAGCAGTAAGACCCGAGGCAGTACCCGTGATGTTTGTGCCTACCAATGCGCTTGGAGTACCCAATGCAGGAGTTACGAGTGTTGGACTGTTAGCAAATACGGCAGCACCAGTACCAGTTTCATCAGTTAAGGCTGCTAGGAGTTGGGCAGAAGTGAATGATCCAAGTACCGCTGCATTACCTACTGATGTAATATGTCCAGTTAAGTTTGCGTTGGTTGTTACATTACCCGCAGTTAATCCAGATGCTGTACCAGTTACATTGGTCATTACACCAGAAGCAGGAGTACCTAATGCTGGTGTTGTTAGTGTTGGACTGGTAAGTGTCTTGTTTGTAAGAGTTTGCGTTGCAGTAGTACCAACCACAGGAATATAGTTGGTGCCGTCTACTGTGTATTCCCAGACATCACTAGTTTCATTCCATTGAAGGGCCACGTTAGTAGAAGTACCACGTTCAACTTCGATACCCGCATTCTGACTTGGGGTGCCAGCTTCATTACTATT